CCGTGGATCGAAGGTATGTTGCCCCGAGCGATCATGGCCCGTTGACTGTCGTCGTGCCAGAATGTGTCCACTGCCGCGTTGAGCGCTATCGCCGCCTCCCGCAGCTCCCCTTGGTCCTGTACGGCGGGGGCAACCTGAGCCAGGGCGGCTTCCAGCTTCTCGGCCAGCTTGCGATTGACCTCCGCCTTCGCGTCGGCGTCGGAGGTGCCCTTCGCCCGGTGCTGGCGCTCGTAGAAGCGGAACTGCTCAGCGGCCTCTCGGACCAGCTCACGTAGCCCCAGGGCGCGGGCCTCAAAGGCGTCGCGCTCGTTCGCGTACTCGGCGGCTGCGGCCTCGGCGTCTTCAGCGTGAAGCGCCCATCCAGCAGCCATGATCAACTGCCCATGATCAATGTGGGTCTGCTCCTGGCGCCGAAGCGCGCGGATGATGGCCTCCTGCTTCTCCCGCACCCCTTCATCAGGTGGGGCGGATGAGATGCGCCGAGACATTTCCTCACGCATCGAAACGACTTCTTCCACGAGTCTTACTAGCCAATCTGATAGCTTTGGCGGGCACCAATTTGCCTGCCACAGAACGCGATTCAATTCATCCTCTGTAAGTAGCTCCACCGCCTCCCCGGCGCGGGGTTGGTCTGAGAGGGTCATGATGCGATCTCCGCTTCGATACCGGCACGCAAACAATGGCCGATGACCTCCGCCATGCCAGGTGGGTTGCTGTCGCCAAGCGCCTCGATCAGCTCTTTTCGCTCGCGGCTTTTGGGGCCTCGGTCGAATTCACCGGAAGATCGAGCATCCACAGGTAGAGCTTCGAGGATATCCGGGTCCCAAGAACCTCGGGCATCTGCTGCCCGCGCGACGCGCTCAATCGCGGATGGTCCCGCCTTCCAGGCGATCTCCAGTCTCGGCAGGCTGGTGCAGGAAACAAGGAACACGCGCCGACGCTCATAAGGCGCGCCAATGTCGCGACCTTCGAATTCCAGCTTGGCGACATGGCGTCCAAGATCAGCGAGGTTCGAAGACACGTCGGTCTCCCATTTGGCATTGCCCGCGGGCTGCTCCACGACAAACCATTCTGCTCCGGCGTGGAGCCCAACGCGCAGCATGTCGGGCCACAGGCTATCCCCACTGCGGTATCCGTGAATTGCAGAGGCGACGCTGGTGGCCTGACAGGGCGGCCCGCCGAAGACCACAAGGGCAGCTCCGGGTCGCATTGTTCGGACGTCTTCATGGATGGGTGTACCTGAGAAGTGGCGAGCCAGCCACGCGCGCCGGAATGGATTGCTCTCGCAGAACGATACGGTCTTGAACCCACCGACGCGCGCCAAGCCGATGGCGTGATTTCCTAGGCAGGAAAAGAGGTCGAGAACAGGGATCACGCCCCACCCCCATCCATCTGCGGTGCCGTCCCAGGACGGCTCGTCACCCCTTCTTGTGCGGGTCCTTGGTCCTGCTGGCGGAGGGCGGCGGCTATCAGGCGGCGAAGGGTCGGGACGGCGATCTCGACCTCGGCCACCCACTCGTGCGTGTTGCCGGCGCTGTCATGCTGCTGCGCGATATCGTCGGCCATGTCGGACTCAGCCGCGTCGCACAGCTCGGACAGGTCAGCCAGCCCCTTGGCTGTCGGGGGAGGGACGGGTCGAGCAGCTGCGATCAGGCGCACGATGTCCGCGTCGTCCAAGCTGTTGCTGAGATACCGGCGGTCAATCGCCGCCCATTCCCCAGCCGACAGCGGCTTGTTGGTGTCGGTCATTGACCGAGTCCTTCCAGGAGTTGCAGCAGTTTATCGGCATAGCGATCATACGCCGCTTCCGCCGTATCCCCCGCCGCCCACGCCGCCGCCCCCGCCGCCCACGCCGCCGCCCACGCCGCCGCCCACGCCGCCGCCCTCGCCGCCGCCCCCGCCGCCCACGCCGCCCTCGCCGCCGCCCCCGCCGCCCACGCCGCCCTCGCCGCCCACGCTTCCGCCGCCCTCGCTTCCGCCGCCCTCGCTTCCGCCGCCGCCAACTCTCCCAAGCCAGCATCATCGCGTCGCCAAAGCGCGATAGATGCGTCGATAGCCGTCGTCACGTCCGGGAATTTCTGGGTGTCGAAGGTGGACTTCACGCTTTCCAGCGCGAAAATTAGAAATGGTCCCTGCACCTCCCCGGTAAACCTGTCCTCGATAATCCCGGTCGGGATGGCCGCAAGGAAGTCACGCGGCCAGGTGCGAGATTTCGTCTCCGACATGCCTTCGAACAGAGTATCTTGCAGATGCGCCAGCCACTCTGGCAAGCCGAGCTCGATCGGATATCGATCATGCTCATAGGCCTCCAGGGTGCAGCCCACGGCGCATCCTTTTGACCCGTCCCAGCCAGTACCGCGGATCAGCGCATCGGCCGCCATGTGGCGCTCGACGCGAGTGATGTATTTGGCCTTGAGAGCGGCGTCGTTGTGAAAAGAAAGCATGGGGGTGGTCATTGGGTGGGGTCCTTGATGAGGATTTCAGCGCCGATGAGCTGAGTGTGCTCGAAGGAAATCTCGCTCACGCCCCCACTAACAAGGATGCGCTCTAACTCGGGAACATCAGCGTCAACGGTGTGCATTGTAGTAAGGACTGCGCCACCGACATTTGCGGCCATGTTGGCGTTGTCTCGCCTAACAATGAACCTGATCACATCTTCTCTCCATCCGAAGCGAGGGCGGATCTAATCCGCGCTACCCGCTCTTTCAATCCGTTCACGCGAACGTAGACATACACATCTCCGTGGAAGTCTTGGTCGGAATTTGCGTCGACCTCATACATCTTCAAAAGATCATTGAGTTCTCGCAACTCAATCAATGCGTCGCTAATACATGCCTCCAACCCAATTATCCTCGCATGCAGATATTCCGACTCTTTGTGCTGCAAAGCAGCCCAGCGATTCTGCTCAGCTATCCGCGTGTTGGCGGCGGTGATGGCCTTTCCGAGAACATCAGACTCTGCGAAAGCCATTTCCGCGAGCGTCTTCTGGATGTAATCGCTCATTTTAACACCTCCGGTCCTGTAGGGCGATCCTCCAGGCGCTTGGCCTCAGCCAATAGCGCCTGACCCTTGATGGCGGTGTCTCTGCAAAGAGCGCGCCAGCGATTCCACCAAGCCGCGGCTATCACCTCATCATCCACCGGCAGGCTACGCCGATGCTCTTCCTGATCGGCGCAGGCGCGGGCGTAGTCGAGCGCGGCCGTCAGGACCGCATCACGCTGGCGGTGGGCAAGAGACGGTTTCATTTCGGGACGGCGACCAGTGTGCGGATAGGGGACGTAATTATTCGTCTTCTCCACCGATAACGCGGCCGATGAGGGGCGCGACCAGAAAGCTAAGAGCGATCCAGCCCAGCAATAGTCGGGCCACTGCCGCCCCACTCACCGCGACCACCATGAGGGATACAAATCCTGGTGGGCCTTCCGGCGCATGACCGACAGCTCCCGCGCTTTGAGCTTTCCCAGGGACGTAAGCACCAGCCCGTTCATGCTGCCTGTGATCAAGCCAAAGGCCCGAAGCTCCTTCACGCCGCACACGGATGAGGGATGCAGTTCGCCATGCAGATACAGGTCGGTCAGGCTCTTATCAGCGGCGGGGCTCATTATTCTCAGTCCTCAGGAAGTTCGAGCAGCGCACGGCGCACTACCACGTTCAAATTGATGTCGTGGTCCTGCTTGTTGCGCCAGCGCTGGGGTTGGCGGTTGGTGAGCCAGGCCATCGCCGCTGTCGTGTCAGGCGGATATTCCTTCTCCAGGGTGATGACGACAGGCTGAACGTCAACGATCTTGCCCGCCTCGTTTCGCACCTGCTTCATGACCAACTGCTGGTCCTTGGCGACGTAGCCGACAGCCCTTTGGTAGAGGGATCTAGCCACCTCTCCAGTAGCCGGTTCGCGACCCTTCTCGACAGCCTCAGCCAATTGAGGGTGTAATTTCAACCACTCGTAAAAGGTGGTGTGGCTTACACCTAGCGCCTCATGCATTTCCTGGTTGGTCTGGCCAAGGAAGCTGAGCCGCTCGCAGATCCCAATGAACTTGGTGTGGAAGGTGGGCTCCTTGGGCTTGGCCGGAACCACAGCCTGGGCCTTGCGCTCGGGGCGCAGAGCCTTGCGCTTGAGGGGTGGCTTAGCCACCGCACACCTCGCGCACCAGATCGTTGAATTCGCGGAACTCCCTGGACAGCTCCAGGCGCTCGCCGGTCAGGCGGTCGCGATACTGGCCATTCTCGATCATCTGGCGCAGGAGATCCCAGGCGTCTCGGACCTGAATCTCGACGTCCTCATCCATAGCTCAGGCCCTCGACAGGATCAGCACGCCACCAAAAGCGACGACTACGATTGATGCGGCCCATACACCAGACCAAGCTAAGCGGCGCAGGCCGGCCAGGCGCTGCAACCGCTCATGGATCACCGGGCCGGCGAACAGCATCGATCCACCTAGCATACCGATCAGGACAGCATTGATCGCCATCAACGCGCCCTCGCCGCTCGGAGCAATTCAATCTCCCTAGCCATGCGGCGGCGCTCAGCGTGGCGCACTAGCGACAGCAATCGGACCCGAACGAGCTGGTCATTATCAAACCGAAGCTCGATATAATCGCCCCGCTTGCCGATTAAAAATCGGTAAATGCGCTCGCAGATCCCCTCGGGCTTAGCGACGTCATACCAATGCTGAGAACCCGAATAGCGCAGATACTTCGGAACAATGGGGCTAAGCATTTCGCGTCTTCCTCTTCCGAGTCAGTATGTTGTCAAGACCGTCTGGAGGCACGACGCCATAAAGCATCATGTCCACCGCCACGGCCGCCGGGCCTGGAATACCGTGTCCCGCCAGCCAGTCGCGGACCGACTTACCCGGATCGGTTTCCGACAGTCGCAACGCCCGGCCCAACTCGGATGGACGCAGCGGCCGATTGAGCCCGTAAAGCGCTCCGAGCTGCACCAAGGCGCTCTTGAGCGCCACCGCCTGTTCCGCACCTGTAACCATGGGCGCTATTGATACCCGAATCGCACCGGCTGAAAAGCCGATAAAACGTAGCGAGCGTATATTTTCCGCATGTCCTATTGACGCGGCGAGGTCAATGTAATACGTTTATGATTACAGACGGAGGCCAACCCATGTTTGATCACCACCTTTCCCGCCATCACGATGTGAACGTTCGCATCGCCTGTGGCTTTCATGTTCGGCAGCTCCCCCAATCGGAATGGATAAAGGTGTATGAGCTAGCCTATGATGCGGCTGAGAGCCAGGAAGACCGCCTGAAATATGCCGGATGGTACATGGGTCACGCCGAAGCCGCCGGGGCTTGGGGATGATGTCCACGCCACTGAATCTCAACTGGACCCCGGAGCCGCCTCGGCACCCGCGCTACGCGCTCTGGATCTGGTCCGCCGCAGCTCTGGTCGCCCTCGGAGTGATCGCCTACCTGGGAGTTCCGCTATGAAATTCGTCGTGTGGTGGATCACGCCTAAGGGCATTTTCGCCCGATACTTTCCCAATGAGACCCAGGCCGACAACCTGTGCAGACTCCTGAGCATCTGGGGCATCGAATGGATGGCGGACGCGATTGACGAAAACGCCGAAATGTGTTGAGCTTCACATTACGTCGCGCGCCCACGCGGAGCTGGTGGAGTGTCGTCGTCGCGCTCATTCGGCTTACGCGGCTTGCCGCCAACATAGGCCTCATCCATCTCGACCAGGCCGCGGAGAATTTCTTTTTCGTCGCGGCCCATGGCGTCCCGAACGCGCTGCATCATAGACCAAACAGTCGGTTGGCGCATCTCAAGATCGCGAGCCGCCTGGAGACTGGAAAGCCCCTTCTTGGCGTTGAGCATGAGGGCGATCAGCAGGAACCAACGCTGTAGATCGACGTGCGATTTGTGGAAAATCGTCCCAACCGTGACGCTGTAGGATCGACTACACGCCTGACATTGCCAGCGGCGGTCGGTCAGGTTGCGCGAGGCGTCCCGATTGGCGGAGGCCTTGGGACTGGCGCAGTAAGGGCAGATCGGGCCGCCCGGCCAACGGACGGTTTCCAAATGCACAGTCGCCGCCTCCCGATTCGGAAAGCGGCGATAGATTGAGACCAGCGAGGTTATAATCACGCGTGCAGCGCGGCATCTTCCAGCGCAGCAGTCCACGCTTCCCGCTGGGTACGATAGCCAGCTCCATAGGGGCGGAAAAACTCATCGCTTTCATGGCCGTAGTACCAGCGGCCCAGCCGATCATCCGTCGTACCTTGGTAGGACCCCTCGCGGATATAGTAGCCCAGGGCCTGAGCCTGCTTGCGGACGGACTGGCTGCGGTTCGGGTGGTTGGTCATCTTCGTCATCCGCCCCTGTCCCGGCGAGGCGCCCGCTTCGGCTTCAGCCGATGACCGATACAACCACGGCACCTAATCCGGGTCAACCCCCAAAGCGTATAATTCCGTTTTTCTTTGCCTAGTGCATACAGGAAATCAAACGCATCGCCTCCGCGCGATGACCTTCCGCCCGGCGAAGAAAATGCTGCACGCGCTCGGGCTGCTTGCTGAGAGGCAAGGACCGATCCATGAACCGCGATGCCTGCACCGTGGCGTGCATGGCCTGGAGCCTCTGCTCCCTGGCCTTGTCCCTTAGGCTCATGTCCGCATATTCGCCTGGACCGATGCAGGACGGCGTCCACACATCGTTGCGGGTCGCGGCCCTTTCGCCGATCACGGTACGCGCCGCTGCGGCGGCCTTCACCATGGCCACAGCCTGACCAACGGTTGGAAATTTCCGCGTGTCATCTATCAGGCGATACTTTCGGAAACCCTCCTTGATCGAGCTGATGAGATATCCCCTCAGCTCAAGGATATAGTCCTCAGCCCACCTAAGTTCCTCATCGTCGCTTAGTTTCTTGTGCGGATAGTGATTTCTTAGCGATTTAAGTTCGTCGAATATTTCAGCAGCTTCAGCCATCTCTGAATTTCCTGTTCAGCCTGTCTTTTATCCACTGGTCTCGATCGTTATCGGCCACCACCGTCAAGGCGGCCGGCTGGTCGTTCCAACGCTGTTGGTTTATCCACGTCGCCGGATTGCACCACGGCCGGTCCGCCGGTTTGGTCGAAACGTACAGATCCCGCCCGGCCACTAGTTCCGCGAAGGTCACCCGCCCCGACCTGCGAACTCGCTCGAAAGACGCCAGCGCAGCCCCTCGGCCGACCTTGTGGGGATACCCCGCATACCACCGGTCAAAGGCGTTAGGCGGGTAGTCGGTCCTAGGCTTGGCGGGTGAAGTCTCACCGCCGAACAGATCGGGGGACGATAGGGGGCTTGGGGATAGGGGTTTGTTTTCTTTAGAGGGGGTTTGGGGGAGACCTTTCTTTTCAGGGGGAAGGGGGTCGCGTGACTCACGTGATGTCACGTGACTATCACGTGATAAATCCGCCTTCATACGCTCCCTGCGCCGTGCCTGCCGCGCGGCGTCGTTGGACCTTCTGGCCTCAATCTCGGTAGCACCGGACAGCTCGGCGGCACGGATCGTCGCCACGATCACCTCGCGCCCAAGCCCCTGTTCAAAAAGGGCGTCCACGATGTCAGACAGCCTCACGCCCTCAACCCCAGGGTTTGGGGTTGATAGCGCTGATGTCCCTGGATATGGTGTTCAGGTTCATTGGTTGCATTTCCTGGCCCCGTCGCGATTCAGCCCCGCGGCGGGGTCATTACTTTTCATGATCAGGCAACGCTTGGCAAGCCAGGGTCCATAGCCCTCAGCATCGCCCGCACAGCCTGGATTTGCGGCTCCGTGAACCTGGGGAGCGCCTCAAGCTCCGGGGCCAGAAACATGGCCTCAGCCGCCGCGGCATAGTCCTCCATGACGCTGGCGTCGCCCGAGAGGGCGAAGCGCTTATACCCTCCATAGAAGTAGGCCACCTCCACGTTAAGGATACGGGCGATCTTGTAGAGCCCGGCCGCCCAAACGCGATCCTGGGCCATCTCATACTTGTGCATCTGGGCCGCGGTCACGCCGATGCGCCGGCCAAGCTCGGACATGCTCATATTGATTTGCAGCCTGCGCACACGGATCAGGCGGCCGATGTTGGAGTCGATAGGGTCCGGCTCAGCCATTGGCGATCTTCAGGATGCGTTCGCTCGACTTCGCATCCATCCAATAGCCGCGGCCCGAGCTGACGATCATGTTCGCGCCACAGGCGGCTCGGATATGGCAGATCAGCACCTTCAGGTGCACCTTGGAAATCCCGCCGTCGCCGTTCACCCTTAGCACTCGACCTCTCAGCTTCACCGAATCGATGGGCCGCCCAGCCCCGCGCTCGGCGATCACAAGCAACACCATTCCAGCTTGCGGGGAGATGCGGAACCTGGCGGCGATCCGGCGCGCGCGCTCGGGATCGCTGGGCTCAAGCTGACGCCGAAGCTTGATGATTTCCTGATGCGCCGATTTCAGGTCCTGCGGCAACGGGGTCAAGCCAGCCTCCACGCATTGGGTCCAATCTCGGAGATAATCAGGCGCTCGCCGTTTTCCGGTTCGTGATCGATAATGATTGAGGCCATGCCTTTGGGACTACCCTCAAGCTTGCACAACACCAGATAGCCGCCCCCGCCCACCTTCATCGTCTTGACCACTACGGCGGATCGGCTTCGGTTTTTCGTCGTTTTTGACATGTACGTATAATTCCTCGATCTGGGATGGATGGCGTTGCAGAAATCCCTCGTTCAACATGGCCTCCATGTAATCGACATCGAAATCGTGCAGATGATTATGGCCAGCGTCGCGCCAAATCATTGTTCCTAAAAAATTCTCTCGCCTGACAACTCCGCCAGAGATCAGCCACGCGCGCTCGAATTTCACCCGCTCACCAGTTGATCCCAAACCTATTACCTTCAGGCGGCGAATCAACTGAGCCTCTGATAGGCCCGTAGCGCGCGATAACTCCACAGCCGAAAAATGCGCGGTCACAAGCTGGCGGAAATCCGCCTCGGAAATTTCAGCCCAGAGGGCCGGCGTGTGCGATCCCTTTTTCATGCTCATTCCCCCCTGGAGGCGCGATACTTGCGCAGCCCGGCGCGGTTTCTGATCCGCAACAGCCTGCCGCGCCGCTGCTGAATCTCGGTGGACGCCAAGGCTATGGCGCTCTCAATCTCATCCACCTGTTCGCCCTCTTCGGGCGTGAGGTAGTTTCGCCAGTCCGGCAGGCTCTTTTCGTAGGTCAAATTCCTTCTCCTGAGTAATAGAATGTATGTTGACACCAATTACCACACCTGTCAATTTGTCCTTGTTTTCAGGAGCTGCCCACATGGCCAACAAGGCTATCGTTTTCGACAACACCCCCGCCGGTAAGGCGGAAGTACAAGGCTTACTGTCGCGTCTGTCCGGTCCAAAGCGGTCGCTCTATCATGAGAACATGGCGTGGCTACGTGCTCAACTGGAGCCGATTTACAAGGAAATGGGGCTGAAGCTGTGATTGACCTCAACGAAAAGCATCAGATCTATCCGACGCAGGATTACGGTGTCGTCGTCATTTCCGGCGGCGTGGCCGAGGTTCTTTCGCGCAAGGAAGCCGAAAGGCGTCTGGACTATGCGATTGAAAGCTATCGCTTGGCTGGAATTGATCATGACATTTCCATGAGCTCCGAATCCGAGCTGGCCCGTCAGGTCCGCAAGGAGCGGATGGAGGCCTATCACCTCGCCCTGGCGCACAAGCGTTGATCTTAAACCCGCCTTTCCCAAGGAGACCTGACTATGACCGAAACCACCCTTCCCCCGCTGCTGCGCATTGGCTCCAACTCCATGGCCATGCATGAGGACGGAGCCGCCACGCTTGAGCGTGAGTTGCTCAAGCTGGCCAAAATCCCCGATGGCGTTGAGATGGTCGATTGGGCGACTGAATTGACCGAACTCCAGGCGGCCCAGATCAAGGATCTAGGCCAGAAAGCGCATGAAAAGGTGGGCGAATTAGACCTCGCCGAGCGCGCCGAGCGCAAAGAGTTCGAGGACGAAATTGCCCGCATCAAGGGGCTGTTCCGCCCCCTGTCCTCGCGCGCTGAGAGCGTGAAGGTGAAGTGCAGGTCCATCCTCACGGCTTACCTGTCGGCCCAGCAGCGCAAGCGCGAACTGGAAGCGGCCGAAGCCATCCGCAAGGCCAAGGCGTTGGAGGATGAAGCGCTCGCCACCAAGCAGGCGGCGGCGCAGTCCGGCCACGTCTTCGACGCCATGGACGCGGAAGACGCGGAGCACGCCGCCGAGGTTGCGGAAATCACCGCCCACCATGCCCAGCAAATGGCCGCCGCTCGCCCCTCGATCGGTAGCCTGACCGGCTTTGGCAGGGCCGCAAGCCTACGGGTCACCTGGAGCGCCAAGGCGATCGACGGCCCCAAGCTGGTCCGCCACTACGCCAAGCGCGCCGAGATGATCGAGGCGGCCCTTAAGCTGGCCTCCGCCGAGATGCGCGCCACCAAGGGTCAAGCCGTCATCCCTGGGGCGGAGGCCGTCAGCAAGCAGCAAGCCGTCTAGTCGCGTGACCTTCCTCACCCCCGAACAGATCGCTGAGGCCCTACCCAGGTTCATGGCCAGGGTTCAGTTCGATCCGTTCGGCGGGTGCTGGTTATGGTCTGGATCTGATGGCGGTCCAGGACGTCCCTACGGCAAGTTCTGGATCGTCGGCAAGATGCGCAAGGCGCACCACGTTTCCCCGGCCCTGTTCAAGGGCGCGCCGCTCAAGTCTCGATCCTACAGCGAAGTTGGGGCGCATCGCTGCAACATCAGTTGGTGCGTTCACCCCGACCACATCGATTTCGTCACCCAGCGCGAGAACGTCGCCCATCAGATCGCCGCTGGGACTCACGCTTGCATCACTCACCCCATTCACTTCAAAAGGTCCCGAAAATGAACACCGAGAACGAAACGATCGACGCCGAGACCGGCGAGGTCACCGGCCCCTATGAAGCTCCGCATGCGAGCGGTGAGGTCCCCCATGTCATTTGGGCGATGCACGCGATCACCACGCAGTTCAGCGAGGACGGAATCGCCAAGGCGCACCGCAACGAGCAGCAGAAGTATAATTTCCGCGGTATCGACGACGTGCTCAACGCCCTGTCGTCGGAGATCGCCGACGCAAAGCTGATCATCACACCCCGGTTCAGGAAGGTGATCGAGCGTTCCGTCCACCAGACCACCAAGGGCGGGCTGATGTTCTCGGTGGTGATCGAGATGGACTACGAGTTCAAGTCCGCGCTCGACGGATCGGTTCACGTCGCCACTGTTGTCAGCGAGGGAGCGGACTACAGCGACAAGGCCACCGCCAAGGCCATGTCCAACGCCTACAAATATATGGCGATTCAAACCTTCTGCATCCCGACCGAAGGTCTGAGCGCCGAAGGGGACGCCGACTATCCCACGGCGCAATACAGCTCCGTCCAGGCCTCGAACCAACAGGCGGATGACCACTACAACCAGCGGTCGGGTCAGAACCGCCCCCAGCAACAAGCCCGCACGGATCAGGCCTATGGCGGGCGCAAGTCGAGCTCCCAGTCCAAGAAGGACGGCGATTGGGAGTATCTGACCGGCTCCATGCGGGCGCAGCGCACGGAAGAGTCCCTGGAAGCATGGGCGCACGCGCACAAGTCCAAGATCGCAACCCTGACCCGCAATTGGCAAAATTCCCTACGCGAGGAATATGCCAAGCACCTCGATCAGGTGCGAAAATGGGAGTGGGAGGAAATGGAAAAAGGCGGCGCAAACGGCGCGCCCGGCCCTGACGTTCCCTTCTGAGGTCGGCGGCGATGATCGAGATCATTTGCAAGGTGGAGAACGGCCATCTGGTGGGCGCGAGCGCGCTGGACGCCGAGACCCTGGCCGCCCAGGAAGGCGAGAGCTTCACGGTGCGCATGACCCAAGGCGGTCGTAAACGCTCCATGAGCCAACTCGCCCTGTATTGGGTGGTGTGCGGGATCATCGCCGACAACTTCGAGTCCGAGCACGCCGAGTTGACCAAGGAGGATGTGGATCGCGTGCTCAAGGTCGGCGCGGGTCACCGCCGCATCATTTTGCTGGCGGACGGAAGCTATCAGTATTCTCCCATGTCGATCGCCATCAACAAGCTGTCGCAGCCCGATTTCAACGACTTCATGGACAAGGCCCTGACCGTGGCCGGAAACAAGTTCGGCCCCGCCCTGGCTAACGCGGCCCGCAAGGAACTTGACCGCATCTTAGCCGGCGAGATGAAGGAGCCCTCGCGATGAGCGATAGCCGCATATTCCCCAACGCCATCAAATGCCCCAATTGCAGCCACCCCTTCTCCGACGTGAAGGACTCGCGCGGCGTCGAGGCTCAGGACCGCATTCGCCGACGCCGGCTGTGCCTGGGCTGCAAAACCAAGTTCACCACCCATGAAGTGCTCGCCGGGCAGACGACGCCCCAGGTTCGCGACGAACTGGGTCGGATATCCGCCCTGATGGAGCGGGCGCGAGACCTTGTGGATGGATTGCTGTGAGCGAGCCGGGCGACTTCCAAGCCGATCCGCGCCGAGCCATGACGCCCGCCCGCAAGCGCAGGATCTGGGATTCCTGGAAAGGCGTCTGCTACTTCTGCCGCCAGCCGGTGGCGGTGGATGGCCCAAGCGTGATCTACGACCACGTGACGCAACTCTGGATGAAGGGTTCCGACGCCAACGAGGCGATAGCCCCGATCCACGCCGACCCCTGCAACAAGCTGAAGACGGCCGCCGACGCCACCGCGCGCGCCAAGGTCAAGCGCATCTGGAAAAAGCACGATTCCGATCGCCCGGAGCCTAAGCGGAAGCTTAAGACTCGGGGCTTTGACCGCAGCCTGCGCAAGAAGATGGATGGAACCGTGGAGCGCCGCAAATGAACCGTTCGTGCAGGGAGTGCGGACGCTCCTTTAAGCCCCGCAGCAACATGGACGAATTCTGCGGCACGCCCTGCCGCAAAAACTTCAACAACCGGCGCGCGACGCGCGGGACCATGATCTACGATATGTTCATGGCCATCCGCTACGACCGTTCGGCCGCCACGCTATTGCATGCCTGGACGCTCATGTGCCGGATGGCTCGCGAGTTTCGGCAGGAAGATATCCAGCAACGCGAGTCCCGAAAGTCCTGGCTCAGCCCGTGGGCCATTCGCCAGCGCTACGCCCGCTTCTCCGCGATCGAGGTCCAGCCCCCAAGGAGGAAGTCCGATGACGCCGCGTGAATACGACATCCTGCGCGCTCTGCGCTACATGCACTTCGCCGCCGAGCGCGAGGAGCGGGAGAGCCGATTCGTCCGCCCAATGGACATCGGGGCCATGGACGGTAGCCATCACTCCATAACCCTTCGACGCATGGCCAAGCCAGCCAAAGGCTGGGTCGAAATCCAGCCTCGCGGCGGCCAGGACCAATTGCGAGAGTCGAAACTCTACGCCATCACCCCGAAGGGTATGCTCGCGCTCTCCAACCACGTTCTAACCCTGAACATGGCCACCAGCGCCGCACCGCACGAAAAGAAGCCCATCTCTCAACCTGCGGGCTAGGTGTGGGTAGCCCAAGACGCAAAAGGCCCCCAGAATCGCTCCTGGGGGCCTAGACTCAACTTCAAGCGCCTAAACTATTCGGTGGTCGTGGTTGGCTGGGCGGCGGCCGATTTGCCTACCTGCTCCAGCGCCGTCCCGACCGTCGAGAGCGCGGCCTTGAGGGGCGTTTGCAGGGCTGGCGACAGCTTGGCCACGCCGGCTTCGATCACGCTCATGATCAGGGTATCCGCCAGAGTCTCGCCCTCGGTGACGCCCTCGCTCGCGAGTACGCTGGTGATCGCGGTTTGGCCGGTGGCGGAAATCGCCTGCGACGCGGTGTTCACAGCAGCCCCCAGCGCGTTGACGGCCGAACCGACCGGGGTCGTGGGATTCTTGACGATCGGGCCATTGGACATGCCCTCCACGCCGTTCACAACGTCGTGCACCAGATTCGAAAACCAGCTCATTGAAATCCTCCTAAGCGCTCTGTGACGCGGGCGCAGCATTACATACTGCGGACACGCCTTTCCACAGCGCGATTTCGCGCGCCCGGCGATTCACCAGGCCACGGTCAACCGTCTCGACGCCCTTGATGCGCACGTGCACGAACCTGGCGAGCTGGTTTGGCACATCGGCCAGGTTACCGGCCTTGATGTCCTGGAAGATCTGCCACGTCGGTTCCGCCCCATCGTTGAACACGAACGACAGCAGAGCGGAATACTGGTTATCGGTCAGCCCATTGAGCGCCGCGTCGCCAATGGCGTTCCCCAGCCGCTCGCCGGCCTCAAGCAGGTCCGCAGTCAGGTTTACTGTTCCCTGCGCCAGGGTGACGGTATCGCCCATCTTGACGCCCTGGGTGTGGCCCCAGCCGTTGGTTGGAACGCCGCCCTGGTCAAGATAGGTGTTAGGCTCGAACTGCTCCTCGCGCTTGATGAACGCGATAGCCTGGGCGGGAACGGGTCGGGTCATTTGCGGATCACCTTTGCGACGTCATCCGGCGCAGCGTCGGCCATGACGACGGATTTTAAATGGTCGCGGATCGCACGGTAGATCCGCCAACACGCCGTCACCAGCATGGGCACGGCAGCCACGATGGCGATCTCATGCTGCGGCGTGAGCACGCCATAGGCGATAGCGATCCCACCAAGCGCCTGAACGGCCTGGCCGATCGAGGTGGCGACAATCGCACTCGCCGCAGTTTGTGGAACCTCAATGGCCATGATCAACCCCCAACCGTCATCTTGGCCGCAGCCGCCACCAGCGGAAGCACCTTCGCCGCAAAGGCGACCGCACCCGCCACTCCGCCCGCCACCGCGATCAGAATTCCGGCGAGGGTGAGCTGTTCGCGCACGCCGGGACGCACCTTCCCGGCGGCCAGATCCGACATGGCCTCGGCAGTTTCGTGGATGTCATCCCCGCGTTGCAGACGGATCGCCTCGCGCAACTCGGAAAGGTGCATCTGAAACTCGTTCAGGCGGCTCTCGAAGTTGTCCTGCCGGTCGATGCCGCGACGCGAGTCCTGGCGCACGTCGTTGACCGTCTGGCGCATGTCGTCCAGCCGATCCGAAAAGCTGTCGAGACGAACCTCCAGAAGCTTGCGGATCTCGCCGAAAGCTCGCGAGTTGTCAGGGGGCGAAGGTCGCCTGGTGGTCATAGCTCGCCTCGCACTATACGGGACGTGGCGGGCTCGCGATTCTCGCGGCTGGGGCTGCACAATCCTCATGGATCATCTACGCCGGCCGGAAACCCGGCTCAGTTGCAATTGTGAAATTAGCCGATTTTGCGACTGGACCAAGGCGGCGACTTGTCCCGCAAGGTCCTTGATCTGGGCCGCCTGAGCTGCGCGTTCTTGCCGACCGACAGCGCTGCGATAGGCGGACACATCATTGCTATAAAGGGCGCTGACGATCACGGCTCCGCCGATGATCATGGCTAATATGGCCTCTCGGGCGAGCAGTCGGAACATCTCTCGATCCATCCTTATGGCCCCCGCGTGTGCAAAACGCGAAGACCGCAAAGGCGATGCAAAAGCATCCCAATGCCTGCAACAGCTCCGACATTGATAAGCCCCTGAATTCCAAGGCACGAAAGCTGTAGGATATAAATTATGTTCAATGTCAGATAATAATCGTGCTTCGAAAACACCGATCCGGTTTGATACATAATATGAACCAGCAGCGCGATCATGAATAAAGACATGACGTTTATTTTCCACGCCCTGGCCCGGTACAGGAAGCACAGCGACACGATGATGCAACTCACCGCATCCAGATAGGGCAGAAGGTGCGGAGCCGCGTCCCAGCCCAGGCCGGCGACGGCGATATTGCTGAAGATCCATGACAGCACGAACACCGTGCACACCGTCCCCATGCCTTCGGATTTTCCAGCCCGGTAGCGCATGGAGGCGAGCGCGACGCCGCAAATCGCAAGCGTCGCACCCCCGTAAATCAGGCCTGTCGCAGAAGCCAAAGTCACGATGACGGCTTTCCAGTTCCACCCGACAGCGGAACCGGGTCTACATCGTCGGCGATCAACCCAGCCTCTTGCGCCAGCTTGTGCGCGGCGACGTCAGCGGCGCTTAGGGCGTCGTGGTGGGCTTGCTCAAGCTCAGAAAGCTCAGGGTCGCCTAGGACGTCAATCTTGGCCTTTAGAGCCGCGTGCGTCGCGGCGACGCTTCGGGCGATGGTTTGGGCTTGTGCGAGGTTCATTTTAGCTACCCTTAATGAGCACGTACAATTGCAATGGGTCTTGCTGATCGTTGTTGGACGGCTCAAGCACCTGAATCGCAAAGGCAGTCGTGGTTTTCAAGCTTGAGTTGACCATGGCCACCAGAGAGGTGCCAAAAGCAATGCTGGTGAGGATGGCATAATTCGCATCCGCTTCCGCTGTGGTAAGCTCAAAGTTGTAGGCCCCGACCCCGCTTCGGATCACGCTCGCGAATCCGACGTTGTTTTCCACCGTTACCACGCCTCCAGCGACGATTACGGTGCAGTATTTGTCGGTGGACGCTCCGCCCGCAACCGCCGCCTCTACGAAGGCAGTGCTGGCGGCCTGGGTGGTGTTGGTTCCGGGGGCCGCAGTGGGCACCTCAGGCTCCCCGCTAAACACAGGTGAAACCAAAGGCGCATAGGCCTCAAGGTTGCCCTGCACATAGGCCGTGGTGGCGTATTGGCTGGAGTTGTCGTTGAGGGACGCGGTCGGTCCATAGATGGGGCCGGTGAAGATTCCGCCTGAGATCGGCATATAGCCGCCACTACCCGATTCAAGCGCCAGCAGGGCGACATTGGTATAGGTGAAGGTCTCCCCATCGGTCAGGGTCAAAGTGACGTCGTAGCCCTGGCTCGCGTCGGCGAATATCAGCGTCGATTGCTCGTAGAACCGTCCGGCTTGGTTGGCGACCTGCGGATTGGCGATGGCGCTGGTGAGCGCCTGATTCCCGTACAGCTCCGCCAGGGTGGTTGTGCCGGTAAGATAAACCGTCAGCGTCGCCCCTGGATTAAGGTCGCCGTTCTGGTCGAAAATCGGCTCGGACAGGGGAATAATCAGGCGACCGGCGGTCATCGGGGCGATCCATGAGCTTGCGGAGGACGTGGCGCACCTTCGGTGGCCCCCGGTCAGGGCGCAATTTGACGGAAAACCGCGTCCCTGGAAAGGTCCGCGCTATGTAATGCGAAGTATGTTGACATGAATTACACCGTGGGGTAGATATCAGACATCAGGAGGACGACATGCACACGCATTACCACAGTGAATCCCAGGGCGGTCCAGTGGAGATCGAGGGCCAGAAGCCCTTTCATCTGCGCGCCGTGGCCAAGAAGATGCGCCGTCAGCTCGAAGAAGGCTCGGCACATCCCAGCCATTCCGCCGAGCTGGCCGATCACATCGATTTGGTCGCCGAGCGGAAGGAGCAGGAATTCGAAGCCGCCTATCTGGCGGAACACGGCGTCCCGTACGTCAAGAAGGCGGATCGCCCGAAATGAGCGATCCCAGCATCCAGGATATCCTGGCTGCGGCGCAAGCGGCGGGGGACTATCACCCCCTTCCGCCCGACCCGCCGTGGTGGGTGAGCCTCTTCACTTTTCAGCACCTGTTCGGCGTCGCCGCCGCCCTGTGCATCGCCCTGTTTCTGTTCGGCTTGCTTCGCCCCGACAGGTGGTATCGCAACCCTGTGGATTGGATGCTGGACTTTCGCGACTGGTTGTGGGGCCACATTCGGTGGTGGCTTATTTTCATTACCCTTTCCGCCCCGGCCCTCGCACTGCTGGTTCTTTTCGGCGACATCCCCGCCGTGGTCTATGGGATCATGATCGCCGCCTGGGGGCTTATCGTCAGCGCCCGACGCCGAGCCCGTTTGCGCCAGCTAGAGCGGATCTGAGCGTCACCTGCGAAAGAGATTTCGTCGCCGCCCGCGCGGCCTTGGCCGACTTGGCTGAGGCCGCAGCCTGCCCCACGGTTCGAGCGTCTTCAGCCATCAGATGCGCCAGGGCCGACCGCCCAACCTTCGTGGTAAGGCCCTTTGCGAAAGCGCTCTTTGCGGCCTTGGTTCCCAGGCCCGACAACGCGCCGCCGACCACACCCGTAATGCTGGGATGATCCGCCCCACCGATGATTGCCCCCTCCATGATCCCTTCGCCTCCAGACTTGGGCGTGGCCGCCTTCACAAGGCGGCCTGACGCCGCTTTAAGGGCGGCGTGCTGCCGAAGGGCGCGGTTGACGGCGGCCATCTGATCCGGCGTCAACATCTTGCTCATGACGCCATGAATCTTGGGTGACTTCAGGATGGTGTTGGGATTGAAGTTCGCGCCGTTGATCTGCCGGTAGAGATCGGCCATGAACCCGTATTTCGTCGCTTGCTGCTCGGCGGGGGTCAAGCCATCGAATCGCTTGGAGAACGCCTGCTCCGTCTCGGCGGTTTTTCCATTCCCCATCAGCGACGATCCTTTTTCGTAGGCATCCTGATAGGACAGGTAGTCACCCGCCTTGGCCCGCGCGTCCGCCAGCCCCGGAATGGCGTCGTCAATCGCGCCCTTGAACGCGTTCGAAGCGATGGTCGCCACGCGCCGCGAGGCCGGCTCCATCATGTTGAAGCCGTCTCGGAGATAGCGGTGGGTCAGATCCAAGGCCTCGTCGGTCGGGACCATGCGCGGCTGGCCGGCGTTCACGGTTGCGTTCTGCATTTCCGCCAAGCGCGCGGGATCATTCGACCCTTCGGCCTGCCATTGGCGATACACTTCGGGGTCGACTTTCAGCGCGCCCGTCTGGGTTTGCTGGGGCGTATAGTTGGGGTTCGGAACCTCCGCGTCCTTTCCCAGAGTACTAAGCTCATATTTCGCATTCCCGTAGGCCTTTTGGACTGCCGGGCTCTTGAACTGTTCGGCGATATCGTCCGACCACACTCCCTTTCCCGTCAGCGCCTTGGCGTAGGCCGACGCCGCGGGACCATTACGCAGAGCGTCCACCTGGGACTGAACGTCGGCAGTGGCCGTCTCGGGGGCAATCCCCGTCGCCTGAGCAATCTGACCACTGATGCGCTCAGGAGCCTGGATATCGCGCGTGTCGACCGCGGCCTGGATACGATCCGCGAGACCTGGGTTTTCTGTCGCCGCCCGAGCAACGATCTTCTCGCCCTTCGCGTCTAGCGCCTCCCCGGCAAGCGCCCCTTCGGGGGCGTTCTGCATCTTGGCGATGTCAGCATCGGGAAGGGTCGATAGGGCCTCCGGGGCCGCCTTGACACGGGCAGCGTCGGTAAGGGGAGACAGCCCCTCCGTCCCAGCCCCAACGCCGGCCAACGCAAGCGCCCCGGCGACAGGATAGCCGACCAAGCTCCCAAGAGCACCTCCGACGCCAGCCCCGACCAGCGTGCGGCCGGCGGTCGTTGGAACCGTCCTAAGGAGCGGGGCCGCAGCCTCTCCCGCCGCCCCAAGGCCACCCTGCACCACCGCACCCGTCGCCGCGCGCTTTGCGACGTTCCCTAGGGTGTCTTGGTTCGAAACTCCCTCGCCGACGCCGTACAGCGCTCCGAGTCCCGCTTGCGCCGCGATGCGGGGAACCACCTTGGCGGCCACGGCCGGAATGGCTGAGGGCAAAACATGCGCCACACCCTGCTCAGCTGCATCCAACGCGATCTTGCCCGGCCCCGCAAAGGCCCCGGTCAATGCCCCCAGGCCGGATAGGGCGAGCGAGGCATTGGGATGTGCCTGGGCATAGGCTTGGCTCTGCTCCTGAGCGGCGCGGGTCACATCCTGATAGGCCTGTCCCGGATTGGCGAACGGACCGGCAGGGGCTAGTCCAAGGGCGTGCAGCGCGCCACGCCCCGCTGTCGCGGTCGCAGCCAGCCCACCTTGGATCGCAGGAACCGCACCGAAGAGCGCGCCATTCGCCGCGGTGTTCAGCCCCTCGATGAAGTTTCCACCACCGGACACCATCTTGCGCGCCGCCGCCATGTCTGGCGTGTCCGGCTTAGCTTGGGCGGCTTGAGCTGGCGGTGTGAAGTTCGCGGCCTTCAGGATATCGTCTACGCTTGGCTCCTGTGCGGCCGATGCAGCGGTCGGAGCGGGCGTGGCGGCCGGGGCCGATGTCTGGTTAGCGATCTTCAAGATAGCGTCAACAGAAGGCCCCACGTCCTGATTGGACGCATCGTAACCCCCCGACACGACCGGACGCCCCGTCACCCGTTGGACGTAGTTCTGCGTCTCCTTGTAGGGCGGAACTCCGCCATGCTTCAGCACGGCCCCAGGACCGGCGTTATAGGCCGCTGCGGTCAGCTGCGGATCGCCCCCGAACTGGTCGGACAGCTGCTTGAGGTACTTCACTCCCCCATGGATGTTCTGCGCCACGTCGCTGGGGTCGACCCCAAGCGCCTTGGCTGTCCCTGGCATGAGCTGCATCACGCCCATGCCCCCCTTGGGGGAGAGGGCGCTGGGATTGAACCCGCTCTCGGCATGACCGATCGACAGCGCAAGCGAGGGGTCGACTCCCTGACTCGTCGCCTCGGAGACGATCATTCCCGGAATGTCGAGAGGATCGGCCACCTACTGCACCAAGAACTTGAACTGCTGCTTGGTCCCCGGCATGAACACCCCCCACGTGTGCGCCCCGACCTTAGCCGTCTTGACGGCCGGCTGACCATTGGAGAGCGTCAGGTTGCGATAGGCGGGATCGGCCAGCAGGCTCACGCGGCCAGGACCATTGTTCCACGCCGCCTGCGCCGCCGCTTGGCTGGGATTGTCGGCGTGCTGGGCGGCGTAGTTGACCATGAACTGATCGTGCGCCTGCGCATAGCGCGACGCCGCCTGAAGTCCGGCCCCGTAAAGCCGAAGCTGGTCCGGTTGGGCGGTGTTGTGGGGAATGGCCCCCATGATCGCCGCCGCCTCCGATTGCAGCCGGGGCACACCCATACCGCCAAGCGAAGCTTTGAACGACGCCGCCAGATCCTGCCCGAGCAAACTGGCGTTGGTAGCGTATTGCTGCACCGAATGATTGACGGGCAAGCGCGCAGCGATATCGGAGAGCTGCTGGGTATATGCCCCCGTTCCCACTGCGTTCGCGAAGCCGCCGATCTTTGCGCCCAGGTCCTCCGCGGTCTTCAGCGAGGCTTGGCGATCGGGGCTGGAGGCGGCGGTCACGGTGTCCTGAAGCGCCTTAGCGTCGGCCTGTTGATAGGCCTTGCTTCCCGGCGTCAGATCAGACCCCACGCCCGAGGCGATCGCCCCCGCATTGTGCAAAACTGCCTTGGCAACATCGCCCGCGACCTGAACCGGTCGGCCATTGACCATGATGGTCTGCACCTCATAGGGGGCCTTGGCCGCTTCGGTGGCCGATGCTTCCTGGCCAGCGATTTGCGGCCGATAAGCCAGCTCCTGCGACAAACGCCCACCCGCTTCCTGGGAAGCCGTTTCCCCCGGCGTCAGGCCGGCAAGCAGCCCTGGATAGCGCTGAGCCATATCCACGGCCTGCTCTTTGGTGAGCGTGACCTTGCGCCCCCCAATATCGATCGTGGTCGTTTCCAACGGATTGGTCGCCGCCTCCGTCGCCGCCGCGCGGCCAGGCGCGTGCAGGTCCTGCGCTTCCTGCTGAACTTCCGGCTCAACCAGGGCGCGCGCCGTCTGCTCAATTCCCGTGTCCAGACCGGCCGCTTTCAGTTGGCCCGCCAGGATCGAGTACATTGGATTTCCGACAAATTGCCTGGCCCAGGCATTATCGGTGGGATGCGGCGGCGCGACAGGCGCAGCAGACGCTTGCCCATCCGCCCCCGGCTGAGGCGCTTGGCCGCCGAACAATGGCGTGTTCTGCGCATGGTAGCCAAACAGCGCGCCCCATTTTTGCAAGCCGGAGTCGGACAGGTCTGCGCCCACCTGATCAATCGCCGCTTCAGGGACGCCGCGCGCGACGAAATTGTTCTTGATCTCACTGAACGCCGCGGGCCGCTGCGCTGGCGCGAGCTGCTGAAGATCGCCGATGGCTTGGCGCGCCATGTTCATGGATTCGGTAGCGTGTGCCTGATCGAGATTGGCCCCCTGGCTTGCGTCCGCCGCCACCTCATCGGCCGACGATTGCGGAGCCGCAGCAGCGACCGCCGCAGGCTGCGCATCAGAAGACGGCGCGCCCCCCTGTCCGAGCTGAGACAGGCGCGATAACGCCGCCGGAACCTGCGACCGAAGCTGCCTTTGCCACGACAGGTTCGAGAGCGCGTTCGCCGCATCGCCCGCGCCCGCGCGCACCAAGCCATTGACGGCCCGGCTCACCGAGTTCGGATCGCTCACGTTCACGCCGGACAGGGCCGACATGGTGGCCGCCTTCTGGTCCTGCGAAAACGCTTGGTCGTAGCCCGCATTTTCCGCCGCGGCGTAGTTCTGCGGCGTCGGCGCGGCCGACCAATCGACGCTGATGTTATCACCCACGATCGGCCCCTAGATCAGGCCGGCGAGGCTGGAAAGCCCCGATCCGGCATTGTTGAAGCTGGACGACCCCAGGCCCTGGCCGATCGCGCCGCTTAGGCCGCTGAGCGCGTTATTCTGAGCGTTGGCGTTGTAGATCGCCGAACCTCCGGTGACGTTCGCGAGGTTGTTGTTGTTCGAGGCGGTCTGACTGGCATATTGCGTCCCCAGGCTTCCCAGGCTGGACGCAGCCGAAACCCCGGTTCCCGACAGGCCAGAAAGCTCGCCCTCATATCCCGAAAGGGCGCTGGCGGCCTGACCCTGAGCGTAGTTGTTGAGCGCCTTGGCCGTGGCCCCGCTGTCGAAATCAGTGGCGTTGGCGTACTCGGTTCCCTGGAGGCCCTGGTTGAGTTGGAATTGGTAGTTGGTCGAGCCCAGATAATTTTGAAACGCCGAGTTTGCCTGGGCAGAATTTCCCCCGATACCCAGCAAGCCAGCCAGGGCGCTGTTGGCGCTCTGGCCGGTGTTCACAAACGGCTGAAGGTTCGAGGTATTGGTGTTGTAAACATTCGTGGCGACCTGATTGTTCGCCGTAGTCGCCTGCTGCGCAGCCTGAGTGGCCGCCGATGCAGCAGATGACGAATTCGACGCTCCAACGAGCGAGCTTATGCCGGATGCTGCGGCTCCGAAGGCGGCGGGCATGATTCGTTTCCAGATGCTGGAGCGGTTGGGATCACCCCGCCTTCGGCCCGCTTAACGAGGACGTCGAAACGCCCACTCAAAAACTGTATTACGGCTGAGCCCATGTCAACAAGGGCGGGCTGGGCGCTCAGGATTTGCACGCGCTGATATCCGGCGATGTCAGCCCAGCGGTTATACAGGATTACGCCCTTGTGCAGATTGGATTCGATGGCGCACCCCGCCGCTGCGCCCACCCAGGCGTCATGCACGTGATCTTCGTCATGATCTAAACCGCCAAGGGCCTGTTCGATTCGCCCGTGCACCAGCCGGCCCAGGGCCTTGTTGTTGCTTTCACGCACAACCCAATCGCCAAACTCCAGCTTGCGGAAACTGATCCCCACCCGCTCGCCGAAGAGGGGAAACAGACCTTCGCGCCGGTAAACCTCGCGAAACCCAGCCAAGCGCGCCAGAGCATCTGCCCGTTCGTTCCCATCTGGGACCTGGGTCCAAATCTCCACTGCATCGGTGGCCATAAACATCGTGCTCAACACCTCACGCATGAGCCCGACCATGTGCTTGCCGCGTTCATCGGGAATAGCCATGGAGTGCGCCATATAGACGCCATCCGACGCCTTAACGAGCAAATAGCCGCCGCGCCCATCAGCCGTGGTTGCACAGATATTGTTCGTGTTTCCAACGACATTGGCCAGATCGATTTCCGCTGTCGGGTCCTCCGCGCCCAGCCACGGCCGCACTTCCGGGTCGTTGGCGATCTGGTTAAACGGGGTTGGATTGATGGTTCGCAGCATGGTAAATGCTCCTTGCTTTGGGAAAGGCGTTGCGGGTCGGGGTCGCGTTTCGTTTACCCGGCCCGCTTCCCCATTATGGGGTCTGCGCCCACGATGCATTCAAATTCACCTGTGCGGCGACCGAGGCCAGCGCCTGAAGCGACTGGCCATTCGTCAGAGTCATGCCCGCCAGGGGAAGGGTAATCGTGCTCCCGGCGGCGATGCTCTCCAGGGCGATCTCATTGCCCGCTCCAGCGCTTCCGCCCGAAGCGACCCGGTAAACCGTGATGGAAGCCGCCGACGCTCCCGTATTGGTCGCGGTGACGCTGAGCATGGCGAATTGCTCTGGCGATACGGCGACGGCGACTTGCTGCGCCGCCGTAGTCAGAACGATATCGCTATTTGAGACGTTCAGGGCCATTAGCCAATTCTCCAATTAGATCCATCGCACCATACGGGAACCGCATTCGATCCACCGCCACTGACCAAAGCGCCAAAATTGCCTACAGACCCCACAGAAGAATCTGTAACGAATGCTCTTTTTCCGACGTTACCTGAAGAAGATGGTAGTTGCGATACAGTCATCGTGGTTTGTTCAAAAGTTCCGTCCTGATCAAACCTAGCTACTAACGCCGCAACTGTTCCACCATTAGGACAAGCGTAAATATCAGTGCTGCATCCGTTGGCTGAAGTTGTCCAGTTCTGCCTAGCTGTAAATATAATTCCCGCTGCATTTGGAGTTGTCCAAGCTGAACCGTTATATCCTCGTGCCGTCAAAAAACCAATTGCATCACCAGATGCAACAGCAGTTGGTGCAGACAAGTTACCATTACATTTTCTTGTTATTAGTCCTGCACCATCCGCAACTCCAACAAAATCAATATTTCCAAATGTGCCCGTTGGTCCAACAACTTGTAACACATAACCAGATGCGCCAGACGGGGGCGTTCCGGTATTTGCGTTTAGCACCAAAGGAACCGGAAAATCTTTCGCCACAAGCGCCCGATACGTCGGCGTCGCCGCAGACCCTGAAGCCGGTCCAGCCAGCACAAGGTTCGCAGCCTGCGCCGCATTCGACACGTAAGGCAGAGCGGGGAAATCTGCCGCGACCATAGCGCGGAATGTGGGAGTCGCCGCAGCCCCAGAGGCCGGACCCGCATAGACAGAGTTGGCGCTCTGGTTGGCCTTGGAGATCGCCAGCGTGCCTGAAGACGTAATTGGGGAACCGCTGACGACGAACTCAGATGGAACCGTTAACCCAACACTAGTAACCGTTCCGGGTCCGCCCGGCCCACCGTTAGCCCATTGCGCTGGCGTTGTTCCGGCAACCAGGCTCCAATAAAGACAGTTGACGATGCATTGCCAGTTTGCGGGCGCGCCCGTCGTCGATGTGTCGTAACCAAACCCAATCAGGGTGGGACCAGCGGCAAGCCAAGCCGTCTGCGATAACGATCCGACTTCGATCCAGTTGGTTCCATCTGCGGAGATGTAAAAATTAAGATTTGTGCCGTCGTTGGTTACTCGAAGGTGCTCAACACGCTGGAATTGCGCTTGCAGTGGTTCCTGGTAGAATGATGTTGGACTGTTCCAATAGTCTATCTGCACGTCCCCGTAGTTATTACGGGTCGTCATAGCTAGGGTAACTAGCTTTCCGCTGCTGTCCGACAGCACAATACCTATGTCTGGAACACCACTACTTATCCAGAAGGACCCTTGAAGACGAACACATAACGTCCATGGAGTGGCTGGGGCTGCAACAGCGACATATTTCCAGCTATCCCCACCGGTAGGTGCGCCCGCATTCAGCGTTGCGCCGCCCGTATTGGGGTCAACCGATAGCGTTCCACCCCCAACGTTGGTAGTGAATATCGACGGATTCGGTGGCCCATAAGGCGTGGGCAGACTTCCGGCCCCACCAGTTACCGTAACAGTCACATTCGATCCGCTGGCGGTCGTAATGACCCCTCCACCGGTAAAATCAATCTGAGTTGCTGCGGCGGTGACCTGGGTTCCGTGGTTTTCGACGGCTAGGTTTGATCCGCCCGAAGACATGGCCTCCGCAGCCCTTCCCAGAGCTACAAGCGCCAAAACATCACCGCCATTGTCCGGCACAGTTGGGCGATTGAACGCCATAACATCGCCGATCGAAAGCGAATCGCCCGATTCTTGCGACTTGCTTATGCCCACCGGGCCGAACAGTGCGCCAATTTCCGCCGCTGTAAGCGCCGCCTTCGCGTCCGCTTCCGCTTGGTTCGCCGTGGCCAGCGCCTCGGCAACCTCCGCGGCGAGTTCATTCTGGCCGGTGGCGATCTGGTCAGTCTGTCCGCCCGTGCGATTCCATAGCTGTTGGAAAAACCGACGCCAGGGAAGCGAGAATGAGTTGTCCGCCTGCATCACCGGAACGGAAGTTGGCGGAAGGGTTGCCGGAACCGGCGTCAACTCTGAAGGCGCATCGCTCATGGATAGGCCGTGTTGAAAGTCGCCTTTTCCACCCGGAACGACACGGGATCAGTGATGGCAAACTCGAACAGGCGACCCGGACTTTGCATCGTGCCCAAGCCGCGCCAAACCGCCTTGTACGTGGTGCGCCCGCGCGACCCGAGGCTATGCTCAAGCCAGGATGACCACGTGTCGCCCTCATCGTCGCTATAGCGCATCAGGATCAGCGGATTAGGCGTCTCAGGATTGCCCACGCCGCGCGAGCATTGCAGCATGACGTTGGCGCAAAGCATGCGGTTTCCATCAAGCCAGATCGCTCCAGACACCACCGTGCGGATAGGCGTATCTCCATCGAAGCGACTAGACGGGTTTGCGGTCCATACCCGCCCATCCTGCGCCGAGCCGAAATAGATCGTGGACCCCTGGCCGCATGACGATGCCGCCAGATAGGCCGCCGGCTCCGCCTGGATGGTATTCTGACTCCCCCAGGCCGACCACTCCTTAGTCTGGCAGTCGTAGGCATAGCTCTCGTTAATCGGCGTGAGGTTCAGCACGTACAGGACGTGGTTTTCCAGATTGTAGTTCAGCGCCGTGATCTGGCTCAGGGCCGTGCCGCACGCCTTCAGGCGATCGGCGATGTAGGGCGTGGTAATGCTGGTGGGCACGGAGCCAGAACGATAGACAGTCGCGTCCTCCCCGACCCAGAACAGTCCATTGTCCAGCAGCTGGACCGAGTTCTGCGCCCCACATCCGCGCGCATAGGTGCGTCCCTGCGACAGGGCGAATGGGGCCGTAAGCTGGCCGGTGTAGTCCCAGATTTCTACCGCCCTGGCGGCCTTGAAAAAATACAGCTCTTCGGCCAGGACCGCAACTTCCACGATCGGGTCGGGTGAGGTTTGGGCATTGGAGAAATTGGCTGCGTTGATGACGGTCGGGTTTCCCACCTCGGAGAAGAAAAACTGCGTCGAGCCCTGCACCGTAAAAATGAAGATATCGTAGAGCACCGCCACCGAGCTGAAAGCTGGCAGGCGCGATACGCCATCATCGAAAAATTGCACCTGGGAAAGCGTCGTGCCGTCATAGACGAACAGGCCTCCACCATTGACAATGGCCAAATATCCATTCGCCGCCGCCATGCGGGGCGTAGTCCCGAAAGCCACGCCACCCAGCGCGGTTTGGCCGCGATACAGCTCCCCACCCGAGACGTGAAATGGGTCTGAGTTAAACAGGCCCTGGATCTGGAATTCGCGATAGATCGGCCCAGTCCCGATCGTGTAGGCCAGATCCATTCCAGCCCTGGGAATGCGTATGGCCTTGGAGGGTCCGCCCTGAGACGCCTCTACAATGGCGTTGACCAGCCGGACGGGCGGCAGTCCTACGCGGGGGCGGCCATAATTGCCCGTCGTGAGCGGTAGATCGGGAATAAGCGTCTCTCCATGGTGCTGAGAGGCGCGAAGTAGTCCAGCCTCGCGCCCCTCAACCTCTTATTTCCGGTGCGTCCAACCCGGAACATGGGTGCGGCCCGTCTTCGACCCGCGAGGGCCGTCCTTGACGCGGGAAGGGTCTGCACCGACTGTGTAGCCCTGGGCCGCGGCCTGGTGCAGCTTGACGGCCTTGTCGGTCCCCGGCTTCGTGCCGGGCGTGTCGAAAACGCTGCGCATAGCGGCTCCTTACTTCTTCTCGCTCGCTCTGTGGTGGTAGTGATGGATTTCCACACGGCGCGCGGCGTGGGTCATCTCGCCCTTGCCGCCCAGGTGGCCTTTCATCTTGCGATGCTCGGCGCTGGCGACCTTGGCGTGAGGTTCTTTGCGGGCGCGGTGCTCTCCAGACTTGTGGCCGCGCATCTCATCGAAGTGCTTGCGCCCCTCCTTAAGATGATGCGCGCCAGACTTCGCACCGCCGCGGTGCGCGTCCTTGCCGGCCCGCACGTGCTCCTTGTGCGATTCGGCCCGGCCACCCTTGCGGCCGGCGCGCTCATGTTCGCGCTTCGATTCCATCTCGGAACCCTTCTATAAGCCCGCTTACCCGGTCATGGGCTCGCTTCGGGCGTATCCCGGTGGACCGGGACGCAGGGCCAAGCCCCGCACTCTCGGACTACTTCTTGCGAAGGCCCTTGAGGGTCTCGGCAAGTCGAGCTTCTTTACCTAGCTTGCCACCCGCCTTTTCAGCCTTCTTCAGCTTCTTGGCGGGAATCTTCTCACCCTTTGGAACGCCGAGGCGCTTATGCAGCGCGCCCTTGTTCTTGGTGGCGTTTTTAATCCAGTGCTTTTCGCGTTCAGCCATGGCTCACTCTCGATGCGGGGAGCCCTTCGGGCGCAGCCAAGCTATGGCCAAATCCATTTCAGGACAAGTCCTAGCCCACGCAAACCCCGCGTATCACCGCCGAAGAAAGCAACGATGTAAGCGTGACGCTAATGCTAGTGGCGGAAACCGCTGTCACCACCGCGATCTCACCCGTGGTATTGCTGGTTACGACACAGACGGGAGCGGCCGAAAAAGCCGTGGCGAAAGTGATCGTGCACGTTCCAAGCCCAGCGCCCGTCGTCAGCACCCAACGATTGTCGTTTCCGGCGATGCTTGCGCCAGATCCACACCCAGACACCGTTGGCGTAAGGGCCGATGTATTCAGAAAATGACCTGAAAGCGATAATGTCGGCGCAACAATCCCCGCACCACTGATTGACCCGCCGCTTATCGCGACATTTGCAGCGCTCTGGCTCGCCATGGAACCGTTTGGAACGCCATTGGATTTGGTGCACGTGATCTGAGTCGGTCCATTTCCGCTCGCGGTGCAGTCGCCGTATAGCGAAGTAATTCCTGGCTGATACATTTGGGCGTGAGCGCGCGTTTGAGCGGCCAGGATCGCCAGGAAAAGCAACAAGATCGGGATGGCGTACAACAGCCATCCCGCTCGCGCGCTCCACCTGTGACGGGATGTCATGGGGTAAGCTCCGTTACAAGCAAGGGACCAGCGCCTGTGACCGTGTCCCAAATGGCTTGAACGGCCCCTGTGTAAATCGGTTGCGGAAAGTTCCAAGTCGCGCCAGGGGCGAGCTTTACCGTAAAATTCGTAGGGCTGGCCGCACCCGCGCCGTAAGCGAGAAAGATATTTCCGGCGGCTCCACTATTGCTGAAAATCGCCCCGAGTCGGTTCGCATCGGCGGCATGTGCCAAAACGCTGGAGGCGCTCGCCGCAACCTCTGTGATTGTAGCTGTTGAAGACGTAACCTGCGGAGCCGCACCGGATGCTTCCGTGACCAGCGGATTACCCGCGGTCCCCAAGGGGGTACCCGTAGCGTCGGCCAAGATCGTCCCCAGCAGACCAGCGGTCCGGTCTGCGTCGGCCTTGTTTCGGCCCGGCGCGAAGGTTGAAGATGCAGGCACAGGCACGACGGCGAAATACAGCGTGCTCATCGTCTGTTCGAACGTATCGGGCATGGTCAAATCTCCTTAAGCGCCGCGCCAAAGCCTGGATTGACCGCGCTTTCCCCACGGCTTGAAAAAGATCGAGGTGGGCCGGTCGAAATTCTTGAGCTTCTCGCGCCACTGAGTAGCCCTTCGCTCGATCCGCGCGGAAATGGCGGGCGCACTCAAGGCTAAGGCGTGATTGTCCTGAAGCTCATCGGCCAAGATCCACTTTAGCCCCTGATCCCATTCCTGGGGAAAGTCCAAGTCGTCAGTCTGGCTGGTCACATCGTTGGCCATACGAATCACGGTGGCGTTGATAGTCCCCGCATAGGTCGGACAGGGCCACACCCATATCGTGGTCTCGCTGGTCTGTTTATCGAACATCCAGACGCTTGGCTGCACCGTGGTTTGCAACCGGTTTGGCAGGGTGAAATACTGATCGTAAGTGAACTGGCCCATGGGTATTTCGCGCTGACTTACTTGACCCGCGCCTTCCAGCCAACGGCAGTTTTCCACTCCCATCACCTGATTGGGCGTCTCTACGCTTTGCGCCCCGGCGCTGATCGCAAGCGATACCTGAGTCTGACGAAAGACGTTCGCGCCCTCAGTCTGGATGCCCTTGAGGATTTGGTTGATCGCGTCGATACCCTCCGCATATTGCGCCGCGTTCGGGACGCCGCCCTCGGGGACGACGCCCATCAGGCGATAGGCCTTGGTGATCATCTGGCCGACGTTGAGCTGATAGGACTGACTCATGGCGATGACGTCCCTACGATCGATACATACCCGGAAAACTGATCCAGGCTGCACAGCACCTCAAGCACGGTCTGAGACGCATACACCTCGAACACCGCCGCGTTGTGGAGCACCTCCATAGTGGTTTGCGACGTGCGAACCTGACCCTCGCCGTCGCGAAGCGTCTCAAGCGTGGACTGAGATACGAGGACGGCCATAGTCTAGCTTACCAGCTTCTGACCGATCTGCGCGCCATTAACCGTGGTCGCTGTCCAGACTCCGCCGCCATTTGGATTTGTTGGCCAGATATCGCAGTCGTAAAGATAGCTGCCCGTCACAGCGAATGCCGCACCATAAGCGGCCACGCCGCCCGAGCTGATGACACCATTTAACACATGGGAGGACGCGTCATTCTTGCGGTTAGCGATTCGGGTCTGCACCGCATCTATCGTGAGAGGCGTGCTGGATAGAGACGTGATCCCATACAGATCTTGCACGCCCGCCGTAGAGGTAGATACATAACTGGCGTCTCCATCGCAAAGGGCCTCGCTGACCTCTTGCCAGTTCGCCCCAGTCAATGGCGTCCACGCGACCGAACCATTTACCGATGGGTAAAGCGTTTCAACTCGGCGCTCACCCAGGCGAACGGCCGTGTTAGTCGCATAGACATCGTCAACCGAGCAAAATGGGATGCCGCCTCCCGTAAGCGCATAGGTGTAATTTCCGAATTCAACAGTATCTACGCTTAACAATGCGCTTCCTGTATAACTAAAAACCTCTACACCGTTTAAATAAGCCGTTGCCGATCCTGTGGAAAAGTTACACACCAATTCGACATACTGCCATGATGACTGACTCATGATTTGCTCAGACGCAGCTAGAGCCGTCGTTAATGCACCTCCTTCGAATAAATAAAGTTGCTGGTTGGCGTTAATTCCCAGGCCAAACTGCGTATTACCCAAAATTGTGTTGTTGCGTAGGTGCAAAAAGTCGCCGTTCGCCGTACCGTCAACACGCAATGCAAATCCGACGACCATAGCCGTTGGCCCAGCACCAGCCGCCGCGACGGGAAACCCCATACTTGGACCGCCATCATTCTGAACGATCATAGATACGGCTTGGCCGCCAAATCGGCCGGCCACAAGGCTCAGGTTTTGATAGTTCCCCCCCTCGAATCTCGCGGCGCTGACCCAACGCGCATTGATTCCGTAAGACGTCGCAGCAACGTTGGGATAAACGTCGAAACCTTCGATCAGGATCAGACTCATGACGTTAAGGTCCCCGCGAACGTGACGGCCAAGTTTGCCGCTCCGTAGAGCGAACCAGGCGACATAATCTCCAGGAGATCTCCTTCGGCGAAAGTCTCAGCGCTTCCCGCGAAAACACCAACGGAACCGCCATTAGAACCTGAAGGGAAACTGATTGTCCCGAACTGCGTCCCGTTTTTTTGCACACTGAGCACCACAGGCGAGGATGGCGCGGTGATAAACTCCGCCACCGATCCCTCCAGATTGATCGGCATGCCAAACTCCGAGTTGGCGATAAAGGCCAGGAACGTCGTGTTGGGCGGCGGGGCCGAGCTGTAGCCCATGGCGATGTTATAAGGCCCCGGACCAATCAGGTCCAAAATCTGCTGAGCCGTGCACCAGCGCGTGCCGATCCCGAGTTGATCGATCATGAAGGCATCGGTCAGGTTGACCTCGGAAGCCTGCGGATAATCGCGAATGCTGGGCACGTCACGTGCTCCCTGAAGCGTCTGGCGGGAAGACGGGTCCGGTGCGAATGGCCACATCCTCAAGGATTACGTCTATGGAGGGCGGCGGGAGCGGGCTCTCCACCACTGTCAGCGGAGCTGTAGCCCCCACTGGCTGCGCCTGGCCATTGGGCAAAATATATCTGCCCCCGATATCCACCGCGCCCACACCCAGTGCTGGCCGGATGGTGGATTCATCCATCAGCAGATCCGGGTTGTCCTGCGGAGCGCGCGGATCAAGGAACGGTAGGCCTTCGGGATATACGTCCGGCGGAGTCATCTGCGGCGGCCGAGGGTCCAGGCAAACGGGGCAGACTCGAAAGTTGTCCCATTCCACCTGCATTCTCGACCGCCGCCAACGCTGGCCACACCTATCGCAGATGAACCAGGCGTTTCCGCCCCGGTATTCGTCGGCCGATAGGCGGGCGTGACGGGGCATAGGCTAGACTCCCGGCTTAGGTTCCGGGGTTGCCGTAGATGCAGCGCCAGTCGCCGACCGAGGCGACGAAACGCGCCGTCGTCTTGGCCTTCAGGTTCTCCGTGTCGAAGTCGTTGTCCTTCTCCAACTCGGGCCAACGCCGCCAGATCGAGACCAGCCCTCTGCGCTTCTGGATGCTGGTGAGCATGAACCAGGACTGCGGGCTTTCGATGCCCAGGTACGGGTTCACGATCGCACCCTCCGGGATCAATCCCATGTTTTTGATCGCGTTGATATCGTTGTTGTTGGTGTTCGTGCGCAGCTGGGTCGAAAGCACGCGCTCGGCGTTGAACATGTCCGCGGCCGACACGATCAGCTTGCGCGGGCGCAGGCTGATTTGAAGGCCACGGGAGTTCGTCGCCAGATAGGCTTGCTGGATCAGCGCCTCCAGCGCCGCTTCCGAGAAGTCGGCGGCGATCGAAGGCTCGTTCGCCTGATTTCCCGACTTGGTGGGGTGCGCGGTGGAGATGAGCGGTTGCCCGTCGCCGTACACATATGATCCAGAGAAGGCGTTCAGCAGCACGTTAGCGTGAATCAGCTCGATGGTTGTGTGCATGCTGAAGGCCAGAGATTCGGCCCGCGGCATGGACACTTCCGCGTACAGATTGTCTTCCAGTTCCTCCCGCGTCACCTGATAACCCAGGCCGATGACAGTCGGGGTCGCCAGGGTGGCGTAGCCTTCACCATCGGTGTCGTAGGTGATCGGCGCGGATTCCGACTTGGTGCGCGCCAAGCCGAAGCCGGTGGCTTCGATCAGGCGTTCGGTGGCAAGCTCGCCATCTACTTCGTCGAAAATCTGGTTCCAAATTTCGGGATGTTCGTCGTAGGACATCCCGAACCATTCCAGCACGCCGGGCCAGAGGGCGTCGGGGTGCGATGAGCGAGTAATAACGGCGGCCATTCCCGGCCCTCCTGTTTCCCGGCGTCTAGTCGCCGGATGAGGTTAAAACTTAGACGCCCGAGGTATGCGGGGTCTCAGTCGAGTTGTTGATGCGCACACGGATCTTGGCGTAGAGCGCGCCGGCCGTGTTGTCGGGGTCCTGCGGGAACCCAAGGATGGTAAGCTGACCCGCCGCCGCATCAGCTACGGTGTTAGCGTCGGCCATCCAGCCGGACCATCCGGTGTAGGGCGAGCCAGCCCCAGCGACTAGGCTGATGTTCTTGCCCACCGCCGTCACCGGAAGCGGAGTGTTGGCCACGCCACCGAAATCGTCGTTTTCCTGAATGTCGTATTCGTCCGCCGGATCTACGGAAACCAGGGCGTAGTAGGCGATGGCGGCGTTTGCAGGCTTGTACATCGGACCCGGAGATCCCGAGGTGCTGAACTGCGGAACGAAACCCTGGATCACGCCGGTAATGGCGTTGCCAGATCCCGCGGTAGCGAGGGCAATGGCCTGAACGCCATTATCGTCGGTTGAACCCGTGACGCGCACCACAGGATCGCCTTCATACATCGCCGCGGCCGTGGCTGGAGGGATGTAGAACATTTGCAGGCTGTCGCGGTAGTCCGCGGAGCCCTGGCGCTGAACGCGCCGCAGGCCATACGGCGTATTGGGGTTGGCACGGGCCATCTAGGGCGCTCCTTACGGCTTCTTGCGGGGCAGTGGGCCACGACGCCGGGCGGCGGCATGTCCGATTTTGATATCCCCCTTGGGGACATAGGCGACGGTCGCGACGCCTTCGTCGCCGTCCTCCGTCAGCTCGGCGTTCCTGACACGGCCTTCCATCATTTGCTCGCGGGCCTGGACAACTTCGTCATAGTCCTGCCCCACGAACTCGCGGCGCTTGCGCATCAGATACGAATATTCGGGGTGGCTGTTCTTGTCCTTGCCAACCAGCACACGAATGCGGTTGTCGGACTCGCTGTCGAGCATGACCTTATCAAGCCCCCGCTCGACCTCTGACAGCTCGACATGATCCCAATCGTCCCTGCACGTCAGAGCACGAACGCGGCCGGGCGTGTCGTTGACCCAGCGGTACTTGTACCGGTCATGGTCAAGCACGCTGTCGTCGATGATGTTTAGTTTGTTCTGCATCATCCGGTTCAGCGATCCGTCGCGGCGACGGCGACGGCGACCGGCTATCTCGCTCGCCCGGTCCCGGCAACCGCGGGCGGGGTTGAATTCGGTGTTCGTTTCGTCCTCAGACATCTGGGGCGGCTCCTTTGGGCAAGCCGCCCCTCAGGCGCTTACCGTCTGTTTTCGTGGTCGCGCCAATATCCCTTGGCGTACCTTTCTTGATCGATCCCCCTGCGGCGGAAAGAAGCGTCAAACGTCGCCCTCACGTCAGCAGGCAGATCAGCAAAGCCCTTCTCCTTGGGTTTAGTCCCCACCCCTCCTGCCGGCGCTCGCCTGCCCCCAGCTACGTCAGGCGGAGACGGATCATCGCGGGTGGCCTGACGGAGGCTTTCACGTCCCCCATCGCCTGCCCGGCGCTCAATCCCTCGGGTATCCACCTCAGGATCTGTGCGGCGTTCGGAGCGGGCTTCGCCCTTGAACAGCTCGGGAAATCGGCGTTTAACCTCATCGTCGGCGGCCTGAAGCTGCTCAGCGACCGACTTCCCCTCTCTGGCGGCGGCTTCCGCGGCGTCAATCGCTGCGTAGTGCGCGCCACGGTTCGTGGAGAACCAAGGTCGTTGGGCGGCCCACAATTCCGCGTCGCTCGGGGGTCCTGCAACCTGGGCTACCTTATCGGCAGCTCTGATCGCTTCATCGGCCTTCCCGGCGGCCACGGCCTCGCGCAGCTCCGCCTCCGCTTCCCGACGTTTGGTTCCCCGGTTTTCCGCCAGCAGATCAACCGCCGCTTGGGACGATCTGACCATGCGCTCGCGGTAGGTTTCCACGACGTCAGGGGTGCGTTCGAGAAACTTCGACGCGGGAGTCCACCTTTCGGGATCTCCGGTCCATTCCTCTTTGGAGCGCCACCCGATCTTCTTGGCAATCGGCTCCGCATAACGCTCCACAGCGTCATCGCCTTCGGCGGCTTGGCTGTGATCGGGAGACTGATAAACTTTACGCGCGCCGTCAATGGTCTTGGCGTCACGTGATTCTATCGTGACGTCTTCGGACTTGGCTTCCGTGTCAGTTTTTAGACCAGCCAGCGCTTTAGCGTTGGCCTGGGCTCTTCGGGGATGGGGCATGGTCAACCCTCGATTACGTCGAGCTTTTTAAGCTCTGGCTTTTCATACGTGGCCTTGGGCTCGGCTTTGATTCGCGCGCCAATGTCCTTGTCTTTTATGATGCGGTAGTTCCGCCCATCACGGCCCTCGAATTCGCCACCGGCATAGCGCGCGAACCAGACGATATCGCCTCGCTTCGGGATCAGGTGTTGAGAGGGCCACTTGTCGTAGTTGAACGCCAAGGGAGACACCGCAACGACGCGGCCGACCTGCATGGCCAGCTCCATGTTCTCGCGGGTCACGTCCGAGATGAACACGCTCCCCACCTTTTCAGGCATGACCACCGGAGCGATGATCACGTTGTATTCAAGGGGCTCCAGTCCTGGATTAAGCCCATCCACCTCAGGTACCAGATCAAGTCGGGCGTCGCCGATCTTGCCCAGGTTATCGATCGCTTGGCGTCTATCCTTGGTCATTTGTCACCATCTTCATGTAAGCCGCGTGATTGGTTTCCAGAAAAGCCCGGTATGCATCAGCCCTGGTCGTCAGCTCGAGCCGTTTTTCCGCCAAAGCTTGGCCATCAGCCTTGCTGGTGTTCCAAGTGGATCTTACCCATTCCTCACGCTGTTTGTCCGTGGCTTTGTAATAAGCTGTTGCGACAAATTGGGTTACAGGGTGTTCGCACCACGCGGCGAACTCTTCATCGGTGGGCGGCGCGGCCTTGAAGTCCGGCCGCGGGACCGGATCATGAGCCTTGCTGGGATGGGGCGGCGTTCGGGGCTGGCGCATTTGGCTGTTCTCCGGGAAGGACGGGCGGGACTACATCGTGGATCTGGCCGCCCGAGGCGATGCGCGAGGCCTCCTTGTTCAGTCCGTGCGCATCGTCAGCCGCCAGGGCCGCCTCACGCACAGCCTTCGCGCCGATCAGGTTGACGTCGGCTTCGTTCTTGGCCGCCTGGGTCTTCTTGACCTGGGTAGAAGCGGCGATGTCCTGAACCTTGGCGACAAGTTCCGGGTTCGGCTGCACCGGGGCGAAGAAGCGATCCGGGTTATCGTACTCCAACACATCCAGCAGCTCGCGCGCGATTTCCTGGGCTGGCGCGCTCTGCGTCATGCCAGCGGCCTGCCCAAGCGGCCCCTCCGCGAATTGCGTCAGCGACTGAAGCCGGGCGATCTTCTGCATCTTGGTGACCACGGCAGGATCTGCCACGGGAATGATGTCTGTCCCATCCCCCTGAAAGTCCTGATCGAAATCGCCGCCGGTCTGTTCTTGATACCACGCGCGGATTTCGTCGGTGGCCCAGCGCCGCAAGCAATGGAACATCATCTGGAACTCAGCGGCGAACCCGCGCCACACTCGGCGATAGACCGAGGTAAAGCCCTGGAGCGCTTGGTTTTGTACCGCCAGCGTGGTTCCAACTGGGGCCGTGGCCGGGCTCTCGCCCGTGATGACATCCTTGATGCTGGCGATGTCCTTGGCCGCTCCGATCAGCATTTCCAGCATCTGCAACAGGACCGAGGAAGGCTCGGGTAACGTGCGCTCCCAGACCGCGTTGCGCAGGTCGGGCGCGTTGGAATCGACCGTCACGTACTCGCCTGGACGCCAATACAGCGAACCGCCAGTTCCCGAACCCTGAAGCCGCACGCCCGAGGCGATGAACCCGCCCCCCGCCACTTGGGCGTTGCCGGCGTCGAGAAGCTGGTTAATGGAGGTATCCACCGTGTCCATGATCGATTCCAGCAACTTGCCGAAACCGATGCAATAGAACCCTCCCTTGGGGTCTCGCATGAACTTATAGTCCGGGAACGGGAGCCATCGCTTGATGCGCATGATCTTGCGCTTTGGGCGGGGATTTTCCGCGTCCCACGCCTGAACTTCCACGTCGTCCATGTTGAAGGCCGGCTCAATACGGACCAGCTGGGACGATTCGAGATCCACCGTTACGATATAAGGTTCCTTCAGGCCATCTCCATCGAGATCTTCATAGCGATACTGCTCGATGAACTCCCTTTCCTGCTCCTCATCCTGGCCAATGCGGGCGAGATCGATATCATCGCGGAACCGTCCCGACCTCTGCCCCTGCTCGAACTCATAGGGGTAAATCGGATATTTTTGGGTTATGCGGGGGGACTTGTAGAGCGACTTGGTATCCTTATGGACATACAAATTAAGCGCGTTGACATACTCGGAGCAAAGCCCCTCTGGCGTCATGTAAACCTTCTTGAAACCGCACCCCAACGTCGGCAGATCGGTTAGGAGCTGGTCGGTGTCATCTTCCCAACCGTCCATCTTGTAGAATATCAACCAGTTCAGAAAGTGCTTGACCCGCTCAGCTCGCGCGTCCCTGGCCCTGCGCTTGAGCCCGGCCTGGGCAAGCTGTTGCTGGTCCTGTTGGATCTCAGCTTGGTCCTGCTGTTGCTCCTGTGGACTCTGGGGCGGCGGCGCGGCCTTGGCGATCTCTTGGGGCGTCGGGCTCATCATCGGCGGATTGAAGGTCTTTACCCCCACCACCTTGTCACCCTTGATCAGCTCGGGCGCGGCGCGAGCGACCCAGCTTTGCGAGGCGACCGTGAGCATCGGATAGTTGATGTCCGCGGCGTCCTCAAACGGATAGTCCTTTTCCTCGCCGCCTTCGTCTTCACGTTCTTGAGCAGCCTTGAGCATGGCCCGCTCAGCCATCTCGCGCCAGGAAGCGTTCGATCCCTCATCCATGCGGAATTCTTGGATGGCCGCCGACCCGATTCGCGTCAGCTCTCCGTCGTCCAGCATGTGCGAGATATCGCCCTTGGCGTTGATGAACGCCTCAAGCCGTCGCATTGTCGGCGTGATCCCATTGGCGTCGGGCGCGTGCGGATCTTCCAGCGGCTCTTTGGCCACGGCCTCACCTGGGTCCTCCGGGGCCTCAAACTCTCGCACCTGACGCCGACGCGATTCGCCAGGGCCAATTCTGGCGATCGGATGCGGCACGCGCTTGCGCTGAACCTCGGTCGGGTGGCGGGTGGTGTTGCGAGGGGCCATCAGTTTTCTTCCCGAGCCGCCATGAAGCGAAATTGCAGGATGGATATAGCCGCCGCCATGTCGAGAGCATTGCAATCGCCGTCCCAACAAGAGATTACCGCCCGCTCCGAAGTGACGGCGGCCCATCCCATGGCGCGAATCTCGCCCGTCTTTGCCCGCGACAGCAGGCTTTCGAGCGCCCCCACCAAGTTGTCATCAGGCTTTCCGTATCCCACCAAGTTGCGGGAAACCCACGGCATGACAGCGATTTTATCGTCTGACATCTGACCGGACCAACTCCAGGGCCTTGCGGCCAGCGTGGAACACCATAACCGAACTGGACGCATGAGCCATGCGCAGGGCCTTGCGGCTGGGCCGCGGCGGGATGGCCATCATCCGGCGCAGAAACTCGATCTCATATCGCATGTCAGTACCCCGTTGATCGTTTCTTGCGCCGCTTCTGCATCGGCTGATTCTGGGCGTTGCGGTTGGCGGCGAACTTGACGGCGAAGGTTAACACGAAGGCGTCCCCCAGGTCAGGGGACGCGCCTAGGCGTTTCTTGATGCTGTCCTTTTCTTCAATGATCAGTTCATTGTTCGAGTTGTGGCGGGTTTTACCCTCGCCCCACTCAGCAGCGCAGATATCGCCTTGCAAGCCGTCATCGTCGGCGATCTGAACCGGCATGTCGCCATTAAACCATTGCCTGGCCTCATCGTACATTTCAGCCCGGCGGTTAAAGTAAAGGTCCTCGCCGGTAGGCCCCCTGCCCACAGGGTTCGAGCCGAAGTTGACCGGGTTGCAGATCGCGCCATAGCCCATGTCAACAAGCGTGTCGTAGCATCCAGCCCCTACGCCGCCCACATCGATATTTACAGCATCCGGCTGAATGCGATCAATTATACGGGCGATCTTCCGCGCAACGTTAGTAATCGAGCCTTCTGGCTCCATGCGCTCGCATATGCGCTCACCCGCGCGCCGACCGCAGCGGTCAATAATCCCGACTTTATCGCCTTTATCGGATCGCGACGGGTCTACGCCCAGGATAACGGGTCCGGTCCCTATAATGCGATTAGTCGGATGGCGCGCCCTGAACACGTTCTCAGACGGAATGAAGCTGTTGCCGGATGTCTGAAACGCCTCCTCGACAGTGGAGGGGTATTCTTGCTTGAACTTCCAGCAGGGCTCGCCGTGACTCGCGTTTATCGAGCTAGCCAGGGTCCGATTGGTGACAAACGCCCAATAGAGCTGCTCCCAGGTCAGATCAAACCCAGCGCGCGAGATGGCGTCGGCGTATTTCCACCAGCCCTCGCCAGGGTCCCAGCCATTGGGACACGGAAGCTGCAATGTGTCGTCGATATACCAGGGCAGGAAGATCAGCTCATATTCAGACTGCCCGCGCATCGCGGCCATGCACATGGAGTGGAAAACGTTGCCGATCCCGTTCGCGGTGGATTCGAGGATGATTTCCGTCCCCGTTACGTTACCCACCGCGGTGAGCACGCCCTCTACGTGGGTGTCTGCATTGGGCCAGTGCGCGACCTCGGAGCCATGGAAAAGATGCAGCGTATCCCCCCGACCCACTGCCTTAGTGCCTGCCGTCGCTACCCGGTAGCTCGCACCCGAATCGGAAAACACCAGCTCCTTGGCGCTGGCTCGGTCCATATCGGGACGGCCCATCTCGGTCGGGAACCCGTCCTGAAACCGGTGCGCCATGTTAAACAGCGCTTCGGTTGCGGCCTGCTCGTGGGTGAAGATGAATGCTCGCAGCGGGTGCTTAGTGCGCCAGAGCTTGTGATAGTACCGGCCCTGGACGTAGGTCGAGCACCCCATTTTTCTGCCCTTGACGATCAGGACGCGGACCTTGCCGGTCTTGATAAGCTGCGCGTCTAGGCGCTCATCAAGGATTTTCTGGCTGGAATTAAATTCGAACGCGACCAGCTTCCCAGCCTTGGTCCCGATCTTCAGTGTATTTTCGGCGAAGTAACGGAGCTTGTTCTTTAGGCGGCGCAGGCGCTCGACCTCAGTTGGCGACAACTTATCCAGATTGGGCGTGGATGTGGGGATCAAGGACATTTCACCATAATGTTTTTGTCCTTGATCCTCGCTGCTGTCAGGCTTGTTCAGCAGTAATTTCGTCGGCGTCGAGCGCCTCCTTGATCAGCAGGCCATAGGCGGCCACGCGCTTCGCCCCATCGGGGCCGCGCAGATCCTCGCCAAACTGGATCAGATAGTCGGCGCTGTCAGCCAGCCGACGAAGGCTGATAGCGATAGAAGCCAGGGCGCGTTCCTTGGCGTCCATGCCCATGGAATAAGCCTCAGGTTCAAGCGGGGTTTCGGTTTTCGGCATTTTGCAATTTCCTTTTATCGTCCCGCCTCATGCGGAATGCGATTCCTGAAGTTTGATTGCGGTTCAATTTCAACGCCGCCCGAACTTCGGCCGGCGAGCATCCCGATCTAAACATAGCTCGGGCCTTTAGGGTAATCTCGCTCGGATTTGGCCCGTGCGGATTTGGCGCGTGCGGGCGAGAGCTGAACTTTGGAACCGGATATCCCTTTCGCCTGGCCGCCGTCGCCAAACAACCTACCGTATGCGGTTTCTTTCCGATCCTTGCGCCGATTTCCTGAAGGTTCAAACCATCGGCTATCATTGTGCATACGACCCGCTCGGAAGGGCTTAGCGGCTTGCGCAGATGCAGGACGCGGGGGAACTTTCCAGGCTCAAGGCCGATCTCTGCGCCCACGTCATCCCAGTTCCGTCCGGCCGCGGCCTCGCTGCGCGCATAAAACGCCATGTCAGGATCGATCGCAGTCACGTGACAATCACGCTATGTCACGCGCCGCATTGAGCAGCGCTTGCGATAGAAGTGCAGCGTTAGCTATGGCTAATCGCCTATTGGGTCCGGCCGCCTTGGCGATCTGGCGTTGAGTCAAGGCGTACCGTCTAGCCAAGCGCACAACCTGGGCCTCAGCTGGGGACAGGATTTCTCCTCGCGGAATCGGGCTCATGACGGGCACGGCAGAAGCTCCACCGCCTCCAGAGACGGGGGCAAAGCCGTCGACGGTGACGGACCAGATCGGCCATGGTTTGGGCCTCCCCATCACGCATCCCCCTGGCTGCGGAGGGCGGCGCGTAACTGCTTTTGAGCTTCCGTGATCG